ATCAGAAAGATTTGTGGTTACAGGGTCTTTACCGTGTTTACTATAATCTGAACATGGGTCCTGAATTTGAAGAAATCGATAAGATGATGAAATAATTATATTCAGTTTTCATAAAAAGACTATCCCAAAATTTAAATTAGGATAGTCTTTTTTGTTTTTACAAATAAAGAAGCTTGAATGATGATTCTGATTTTTTTTTATCAAAATATATAATGATGAATTTCTTTTTGTGAGAAAATGAAAAAGAGGCTATAACCAATTCATTTGGAATGCCTCTTTTGGTTTTAGAGAGAGAAGAGAGAGAAATTAGTTATAAGTATTATCTATTTTTCTATTAAACATAATGATAATTATTCCCTTCATTTGCAGCAGAAATTTAAAACCTATTTGAATATGTCTGCTAAAAAACAAAAATGGACTGAATGTTTTAATCAGAAAAACGATTTTGATTTCACGGTATCCCGTGTTATTGTTACTCGTGTTGCTTATACTCGTGTTACTAAACTGATTCCTGTGACTCAGTTTTCTCTTTTTGGTATTACTGTTTCAGAAGCTCAGAAGATCGCTAGATCTTTTAATACGCTTTCTGATCATGTTTGTATGATAACTTTAATCGATGAATAATATGAAACTCTCTAATCAACAAATCTATGACATCATTAAGATTGTCGTTACTGCGATTCTTTCAATCTCCGCAACTTTGCTTGTGCAATCCTGCACATTGTCCTTATCTGTTTCGAAGAACAATTCGAATAGTACTCAGAAAACGGAACAGGCTGTTACTAGTTCAGTAGATTCGACTCAAATTAACCTTACTCCTAAGTTCTGATATGATTAAGAATCCTTTTTGTAAATGTCTTCATCCTAAGAAGATCGTTAATCCTTATACTAACGAATCTATGGTTGTTCCTTGTGGTCATTGTCAGGCATGTACGTTGGCTAAAAACTCACGTTATGCCTTTCAGTGTGATCTTGAATCTTATACTGCTGAGCACACATTGTTTATAACTCTTACTTATGCTAATCGTTATATTCCTCGTGCTACTTTTGTAGATAGTCTTGAACGTCCATTTGGCAACGATCTTGTAGATAAGGAAACAGGTGAAATTCTTGGTCCATCTGACATGAAGCAAGAGGATATTGATCGTTTATTAAACAAGTTCTATCTCTTTGGAGATGTCCCCTATCTTCGTAAAACTGATTTGCAATTATTTTTTAAAAGATTACGTTATTATGTCTCAAAACAATGTCCCTCGGAAAAAGTGCGTTACTTTGCTGTCGGAGAATATGGACCCGTCCATTTCCGCCCGCATTATCATATCTTATTATTCCTCCAATCAGACGAAGCGTTACAGGTATGTTCAGAGAGTATATCTCAAGCATGGACCTTTGGTCGTGTCGACTGTCAAGTATCCAAAGGTCAGTGTTCATCATACGTTGCGAGCTATGTTAATAGCAGTTGCACTATACCCAAAGTTTTTAAACTTAGTTCCGTCTGTCCGTTCAACGTTCATTCTCAGAAGTTGGGTCAAGGCTTTCTTGACTGTCAACGTGAGAAAATATACTCATCTACCCCTAAAGACTTTGTTAAAAGAAGCATCGTACTCAATGGCAAGTATAAAGAGTTTGACGTATGGCGGTCGTGTTACGCTTACTACTTTCCCCGATGTAAAGGATTTGCTTCTAAATCTTCACGTGAACGTGCTTACTCTTACGGAATTTATGATACAGCGAGGCGTTTATTCCTGTCCTCAGAAACGGCGTTTTCGCTTGCGAAAGAAATAGCTTTTTATATAAAACATTTTCATTTTACGGATGATACTTACTTACTTGATTTGTTTGGACATGTATCAGATCAGAAGTCTTTGCTTGATCTTTCTAATTATTTTCTTGATCGTGACGCTATGGTTCGACCTGTAGAATCGGATGAATTTAACCGTTGGGTTCATCGAATCTACGTTGAGTTACTTGTCTCTAAACATTTCTTGTATTTTGTTTGTGATCGTACTACCCTTGCTGAGCGTAAGTCTAAACAGCGTATGATTGAGGAATTTTATTCATATCTTGATTATATGCATCTTACCACATTTTTTGAATCTCAGCAGGAATTTTATGAGAGTGATTTGGTCGGTGATGATGATCTTTGTACTGATCAATGGGAAAATTCTTATTATCCTTATTTCTATAATAATGTTTACACGGAATCTGGACGATTCGAAAAAACTCCTGTGTATCGTTTGTATGCTTCGGATGTTAAGAAACTTTTCAATGATCGTATTAAGCATAAGAAACTCAATGATGCTAATAAGATATTCATTGACGAATAATTGTTAAACTTTTAATTTATTAATTTATGGCTAATATCATGTCTTTGAAGTCTTTAAGAAATAAGACTTCTCGAAATGGTTTTGATCTTAGTTCAAAACGTAATTTTACTGCTAAGGCAGGTGAGCTTCTTCCTATTCTTTGTAAGGAAGTTCTTCCTGGTGACAAGTTTGAGATTGATCTTAAAACTTTTACCCGTACTCAGCCTTTGAATACTGCTGCGTTTGCTCGTATGAGGGAGTATTATGATTTCTACTTTGTTCCTTATGAACTCCTTTGGAATAAGGCAGGAACTGTGCTGACTCAGATGTATGATAATCCTCAGCGTGCTTTATCTATTGCTGGTGATGGCTCTTATGCTCTTAATGGAGAGATGCCTTATGTTACTTGTAGTAGTATTGCTTCTTATCTGAATAAGCTTGCTGTTAATTCTACTGTGACTCAACGCTTAAATTTTTTTGGTTATAATCGTGCAAGGTGTTCTGCGAAGCTTTTGGAGTATCTTGGTTATGGTAATTTTTATACCTATGCTGAATCTACGGCTAACACTTTCTCTAGTAAGCCTCTTTTCTCTAACCTTCAGATGAATGTTTTTGGTCTTCTTGGTTATCAGAAGATTTATGCTGATCATTTTCGTGATTCTCAGTGGGAAAAGGTTAATCCTTCTTGTTTCAATGTTGATTACATGAACGGTACTACTTCTATGGAGATTGCTTCTTCTTCTTTGACTAATGCTAATTTCTATCAGTACTATAACATGTTTGATCTTCGTTATTGCAATTGGCAAAAGGATCTGTTCCACGGTGTTGTTCCTCGTCAACAGTATGGTGATGCTGCTTCTGTTGCTTCTCCTTTGACTGGTATTATTAAGTCTACTATGATGGGTCAGACTCCTAATACTACTCCCTCTGCTAATACTGCGTTTACTTCTTCGTCTGTTACTATTAATGTCAATTCTACTGATATTAATAATACTGCTGTAACTTCGTTTTCTATTCTCGCCTTGCGTCAAGCTGAGTTTTTACAGAAATGGAAAGAAATTACTCAGTCTGGTAATAAGGATTACAAGGAGCAGATCGAAAAACATTGGAATGTTTCCGGCTCTGATGCCTTTTCCGAGCTTTCTACCTATCTTGGTGGTATAACTTCTTCTATTGATATCAATGAAGTTGTGAATCAAAATATTACTCTTGATAATGCTGCTGATATTGCAGGAAAAGGTGTTGGTGTCTCTAATGGACGTATTTCTTTTGATGCAGGTTCACGTTATGGTTTGATTTATTGTATCTATCATTGTCTCCCCCTTTTGGATTATACCAGTGACTTGATTAATCCTTCTTTTACCAAGATCAATGCTACGGATTATGCTATTCCTGAATTTGATCGTGTTGGTATGGAGTCTGTTCCTCTTGTTAAGATGCTTAATCCTTTGGATTCTTCTTTTGATGGTGTTCCTTCCACTATTACGCCTAATACTATTCTTGGTTATGCACCTCGCTATATTGATTATAAGACTGATGTTGATTTCTCTTTCGGTGGTTTTAAGAAGACTTTAAATTCTTGGGTAATTTCTTATGGTAATGAATCAATTGTTAGTCAGTTGAATGTATCTTCTAATTATCGGATTGATTCTTCTGTTCCTGTTACCTTTGTTACTTACAAGGTAAATCCTAATTGTTTGAATCCTATTTTTGCGGTTGAAGCTTCTGATGAGATTTCTACTGATCAATTCTTATGTAGTACTTTTTTTGACATTAAGGCGGTTCGTAACCTTGATACCGATGGTTTGCCTTACTAGTCCTCTGTTTTTTTTAATTTTTAAGATTTATCGTTATGTTTGCAAAACGTCGTTTAGTTCCTTATGGATTTAAGGTTGTTCCTGTTGAATCTAGTTCAAAGGAAATGATTTGTTCAGAATTTAGAGAGCCCTCTCCTGTTGATCGGTTTTTGTTTGCTAAATTTGAGAGTGAAAAGGTTGAATCTACTCGTTTGACTTCTGACATTTATATGTTGTTTAATCAACAGCGCCTTGATAAGTTGTCTCGTGCGTCTCTTTTATCTTATTTTGAATCTATGTCGGTTAATGAACCGAAATTTGGTGATCTTCGCTCTAAACTTGGTGATGATCAGTTGATCAATTTTGTGAAATCTCGTTTCATTCAATCTCCGTCTGAATTGATGGCTTGGAGTCAGTATTTGATGAGTTCTTCTGATGCTGTTGTTGCTGAATTAGCTGCTGNNNTCAACAGGAGCAACAATCTCAACAGCCTCAACAACCTGTTGATTCATCTGCGTCTGCTGAATAATTAACGTACGTGCGCGTCCCTTTTTGCGTGCGCGTGCGATAAAAGATCAGGTCTGCGCGCGATGGGGGGCCCCTTTGGGGGGAGCTGTCCGGCTCCGTTAAAAAAAATTCTGTCCTTAAGACCTTTCTGAGTCTCAGACATGGAAAACTGAAAAACGGGCTTGCGATCAGCCTCCCCTTAATTTTTTTAACCTAAA